GTATCTGCATCAGCTATAGCTTTGTCTATAACTGTAAAATCTAATTTATCCCAATCATCATAATTTTCTTTTTGATATTTAAGATAACCAACACTTCGCCTAACTCTTGCTTTCTTTTCATCATGTGTCATATCAGAACCAAAGTCTGAACTTACTGCATCACTACCTTTTTCATGGGTAGCAATTACTCTATTAATATTTCTTGCTCCATCTAAACAAGCCTTATGTGCTTGTGCTATTTGTTCTGTTGTTCTAGGTAATTCTTCAATTTCCATCTTTTAACCCTCTAGTGCTTTTACTTTGGTTTCTAAAATTTCTATTCTTGCCATTGCTTCTTGTAATGCTTTTACTGCTTTCATATAGAGTATTGAATATTTGACTGATTTAGTTATTGTTTCACCCTCAACCAAATCACCATCTTCATTTGTAATCATGTCTGGATTATTTTTTACAAGACCATTCATTCCTGCTGTTTCTACCTCTTGTGCAACAACTCCTAATCTCCAATGGTCATCACTATCGCCTTTAGCAACATCTTCTTTCATTTTAAACTTACGAACTTTTAATGCCTTTAAATCATTCCATTGTGATGAAGCATCTGTAATTTGCTCTTTAAGTTTTTCATCAGACAATGCACCATAAGAGTTATCGTGATTTTGCACATCACCATCACCCCAAACTTTCATTCTTATTGTTGAACTGTCTTGGCATTGAAAAAAGTATGAAGTATTATTGTCTGGTGCAACATCTGAAAAATCAATTACAAGACCATATGCGTTTCCACTACTACCAGAGTTTTCAACAAATAATGCTGGTTGAGTGTTTGTAGTAGAAATTGAATGAGCAAAGCCAGCAGTAAAAAAATCACTATCTCCTATATCTGTTGCAACATGAAAATAACCACTAGCATCTATATACAATCTTGGATTACCATCACCATCTGATAAAACAATATTACTACTTGATGTTCTTATATCTAAACCACCTTCATTTCCACCATAAGAACCAATAATTACATTCTTATCTCCAGTGGTCATGGCATCACCACTATCTTTTCCAAGAAATGTATTTCTAAAACCACCATTAACTGCACTACCAGAATTATAACCAACAAAAGTGTTGTGGTCATCATCAGTACAAGAATCTCCTGCATTTGCACCAATAAAAACATTTTCAATTCCAGTAGTAACATTCAGACCTGCAAAAAATCCATAAGCTGTATTAAGTGATTGTGTTTCAGTAGCACCATTTTGATTAGCTAAAGCTGAATAACCCATTGCTGTATTTCTTTGTCCACTAGTTTCAGCACTTAGAGTTAAATATCCTAATGCACAATTGGTAGTTCCATCAGTAAGTGCATCACCAGAAAATGCACCAACTAATGTATTCAAAGTTGCTGAGGTTGATGCTATTCCTGCATGATAACCTACTGCTGTATTGTAATCACCAGTTAATACTGCACCTAAAGCACTTTTACCTACTGCTACTGTATAATTTGGAGTTGTAGCACTTTCTCCTGATGAAGCTCCAATAAATGTATTTTCAATTCCAGTAGTAACTGCTTTTGCTGAATTATAACCAACTGCTGTGCTTTGTGAATTGTTTCCTGCATTTAGAGTTTTTAATGACTGATGACCAATAGCAGTATTCCTACTATGTGTATCTTCTGTAGTAAGTGCTTCGAAACCTACTGCTACGTTACTATCGCCAGTTGTAATTGCTTGTCCTGCTTCATCACCAATAAATACATTATAATTTCCACCACTTGTTATTGAGTCTCCTGCATTTACACCTGCCCTAAAATTTGATGTGCCACTTGTTAATGATTGCAAATCTCCTACATAGCTTAAAACACCATCAATTCTTAATGACTCAATATTATCATTTGTTTGGTCTAATGTAAAAAGCGAAATAAAAGCATCATTATCTTCATTTCTGATTTTTAAAATATTATTTGTTGTATCGTAAAACAACTGGTTTGCATAAGTTGTTGATGGTGCAGAAGTTCCAGAATTAGTTGAACCTAATGCTTGTAAGGCACTATTTAAATCTGACCTAAAAGATGCGAAACCTTGATTAGCTATTGATAAATCATTTTGCGACATTTAATACTCCTAACTTGCTAATTCTCCAAATCCCCTTGCAACATAATCGAAAGTTCTGCTTACTGTTGCACTGGAACTATTAAAAAACTCTATTGTAAAACCAGTTTCACTTTTATTAGTTATAGCATAGAAGTCTCCACTCGCCAAGTTCTGAGCAGAAATACCTACACCTTGTAATGATTTAAATGCAGGACTAAATGTAATTGCTTTTCCACTTGCACTTGTACCACTTACAACATCTGCTTCTGCTACAACTCTATCTGGCATATCTACAGTTACCGATAATGCCGATATTTGTTGTGTTGCTGTACCCTTTTGACTAGTCATTTGCACCTTAAATTTAAATGCTCTAGCTTTGTAATCTCCAACAAAAAATTTTCTAAAATCTGTATATGTTGGTGAGCCACTTGGGTTATCTTCTGTTGTTGCAACTAATAATTCTGTATTTGTATCATCAAATTGTTGTGGGTCTCCATCAAATAATCCAGACCTATCGTCAAAATTTCCAGTGGCATCATCAAATAAATTTACAAAACTAATCCTTGCAACATTCATATTAGCAGTTACTCGGCTTGTGTAAATTGCACCTAAATCTATAAATGTATCAAATTCATAAGTTCCAGAACTTGCAACATTTCCACCACCACCATCAAACAAACCACTGGCATCATCAAAGTTTCCTGCAACATCATCAAAATTATTTGCTGTTCCTAATTGAAGTTTATTATCAACTACTGCCATATTTGTTCTACTACCAGAGAAACTAGGATTTTGTGTAGATGTTGCAACTGCATTTAAACCTTTTATGCTTTCAATAATTGCAACTGTACTAACTGCATTTTCTGAACTGTTACCTATCTTATCAACTGCTTTTATAAAATATGTTCCAGTCATTGCAGGAACAATTACAGTATTTGCAGGTCTCGATACTTTATCTGCTATATCTATTGAATTAGCATAAGTTGCTCCACTGGTTTCTTTTGCATGACGTATTCTATAATGTGATAAATCTAAATCTGTTACTGGTGTCCATGATAAATGTGCTTCTGTTCCAATAATGTTAACACTAAAATTTGTTACATCTTGTGGTGGTGCTGTTTTTCCAACAATTTGGTGCTGAATAGTTGTAAAAGCTGAGCGACTAACTGAACTTACTGACCTTGCTCTAATATCGTAAACTACATTATCTTCAACATTAACTAATTCAAATTGTGCAGAACTTCCACGACCTAGATTTATAAAAACTGAATCTGTTGATTTTTTTGCTTGTACCTCAAAATCTATAATAAATTGGTCTGTAGCAGAAACATTTACTAATAAAACAGCAATAGCTTCTTCATTTCTTGTTCTTAATTCATCTACTGCACTAACAACTGGTGCTTGAACATTAAATGGATTTGGTAAATTAGTGTCTGGTATTTCTGGTAATGGAACTTGTGTGCCAACTGCATAAAAACTATCTTGATGTTCAGAGCATTGCAAACTAACTGTATGGTCTGCATTTATTGTCATTCCTTGAACTCTAAAAGGTTTTGCAGAAAAACTTGGTGTTGCATGAGTTACATTTACAATATCTCCTATAGCTAAATCTAATGCTGTTGCATCTGCTCTTAAAGATATATCTAAACTACTTCTTGACCTTCTTAATATTACTTCTGCCATTTCTTGTGCTTGAAATGCACTTGTTAGCATTGAAAAATCAAACCTACCTTCTAATAATAATCCACCATCATCTGTTTTCATAGTTTCATGTTGGTCTGCCGAATCTAATCCAGTTTCATCAACTGGTGGAAATTGTGCTGTATCTGATTGAGAATTTTTATCTGGGTTTATAAAATTAACTATAACTCTATTATATCTAGAATTTTTATTTTTACTCTGAACTGTAATGCCACCAATAATATTATCTTCTGTAAGTGTAATTGATGCTGAACCAGTTGTTTCAACTAATACATTGTATTTACCACCAGTAAAATTCAAATATGACCTTGAACCCCTAACAAAATTTTTTACATTTTCAATAGCTTTTCTTGATGTATCTACAACAGTGTTACTCGACATTAATTTTGGTGTAACTAATGAACCAGTAAAAGGTGTAAATGTAACATCACAAACATCACTTGCAGTTTGCCAATCTGCAAAATTAGAATCAAAATAGCTATTTGGTATACCCATTCCAAATCTATCGTTTCTTAAATAATCTAATAATTGCAATATCGGATTATCTGAAAATTCCCATGTAGAACTTGTGTCTTTTCTATGACTTCCACTGCCACCAGTAACAGTTCCATCTAAATTAGGATTATAAACTTTTCGACCTTTTACATTTGCTTGTACTGTAGGTAAAGAACCAAATTTTTCTGGATTCCATTTGAATTTAATTGCTAAATATGCCAAGCCACTTAATTTATGTTCATTTCCCCAACCATTTGTTTCAGATAATAAACTTGATGCTGTTTGTGTGTCTGAACCAAAATGAGGTTCAACTGTTATTAAACTTTCTGTTGTTCCATCATCTAAATCACCTCTAAAATTAGAATCTAAAGTGTTTACACCTCTTTGAACATTGTCTGCTATATCTCCATCTAATAAAACTAAATTATCATTTACATGAATTGTTGGTATATCATCTATTTCACCTTCACTTAAAACAACTGCCATATATAAAAATTCATTATCTGTTCCAGATGTCTCTAAAAAAACAACATTGCCACCAACTTTTCTCGTTCCATAAATGATAGGTATATGTGCATTAGCTGTGAATTTATTTACCAGAATTCCTTTTGCTTGTTGTTCTGAATGAAGCTCGCCAAAATCTGGAATTTCTGGCATAGGTATTAACCAACCTATTACATCTTCAACAATATCAACAAATACATCAACTACATCTGATACAAAATCTGTAATATTGTCTACAATATCACCGACAAAACCACCACACATTTATAGCAATCTCCAGTTACTGCCCATATCTTGAAACCCTAATTTTTCAAAAACTGCGTCTATTTTCAATCCAGTGCTTACACTTAAAATAATTGGCAAATTATCTGCAACTTTTTTTACACTATCAATCATTGTTTTAAGTAATTTAAAATTTCTAAAATTCTTTTTAATATAAATTATATGTATATTCATAAACATGTCTTTACTAAACCAATATTCAGCTTTATGAAATATACAGCAACCAACAAATATATTTTTATCTAAATCTTTTAAAATTATAATTTTACCTTTTTGTAACATTGTATTTATGAATATGGTCAATTTATTTTTATCTACTTTTGGCAAACTTAAATGCTCTAATTCATCATGCTTGAACTGTATCAATAAATCATAAACATCTTCAAAATCTTTTTTTTCTGCTTGAAATAAATGAATACTGGTCATTCTCTACCCCACTTTATATCTCTCACAGTTAATGCAGAAAATCTCATTCCTCTGTCATCTGGGAAAAATCTTTTTTGTGAATTATCTGTTGTTGTCCTTCCACTTGTTTTGCCAAAGTTTCCCCAATGAGAAGTTACTGTAAGATTTAATCTTGCTGTACTTGTACTATCAGTAATTTTATATTCATCTATTGTACCATAAAACAACAAAAATGGGTCTGCAATCAATGCAAGGTTTGTATCTAAATATCCTCTATAAATAAATACATCAGAATTAATAATATTCTCATTAAGTACAATAGAAATATATGTTTGGTCTACACCAGATAAACTTACAGCTAAGCTATTTTTTGAGGGTGCATTTGTTTCACTTACCCCAGTAATACCTTTTAAATGTCCATTTGATAAATATGTTCTTGATGTTCCAGATACACTTGATGTTATATCAAAACTTGCATTTGTAAGATAAACCCTTGTTGAAAATCCTAATTCAATTAATAGAACTGGGTCTATATTTCCAGTAGCTAGTTCTGTTTTTACTGCACTTGATAAACCCCTAGCCATCTATAAACTCTCTATAACATCAAACTCATAAGTAAAAAGTAAATTTCCATCTTTATCGCTTTGACCTGTTGCAAACTCTTGTGCATCACTAGTAAGATGAACATTAAAAGGCACAGAATCATAAGTTACAGAACTATTATCTGTTAATGCTTCCCTCAATGGTGGCTCTATTGTTACTGTAGAAGCATTACTAGAAGATGTCGCATCATCAACCACCATATAAACTTTATCGTGTGCAAATTTAATAAAATCACCTGCTTTGAGCCTTCCTGCACCATCTCCTGCAAATCCATCTATAGCTATAGTAGTGTCTGTTGCACTATGTGAACCATTTACTAATAATGTACCAGTTTCATTGCCTTGAGCATTTAAATAGCTTGGGAAAGTTACAGTAAAGTTTTCTTTTCTGTTTCTTTGCTTCATAATAAATGCCATTACTGGTGCAAATTCTGCTCTAGTCATAGGTGGATATGCTACTGTAAAACTAAATCTTTGACCTTGAACTTGCCTTCTAAAAGTTTTGCCACTGTCTGTTTCACTAAACAAAGTCTTTTGATTACTTTTAAAGTTAATCGCATTGAATTTAGTATTTGGTAATGCACCACTCATATTATCGCCATTTTACCTTTTTCATTTACAGCTTGGTTTATCATATTAACTATAACACCCCTACTGTTTACAAGTAACTCGTTAAAACCTCTAGCATCTACAGTATTAATATTAAAATTAACTGTTACTGGTTGGTTCATACCACCAAGCTTGT